TTCGCCTGTGTGAAAATACTCATAGCTTCGATTTTTTCTTGTAAGATAGTGATTTGTTTATATTGTCGCGGTGTAATTTATCAGCCGCGATATGTTCCTTCCATGTAAGATTCTGTTTTGCGATAGCGCGAATACGGTCTTCGTCTCGTTTTATAGCGTTCATCTTACGTCGTTGTTTGTACAGTTTTAGTTTCTCCTGACGCTGTTGATCATTCGGGTCATGGATATATTTATGATAGTAACCTGGGAGACGGGTATGGAAATGTTTTTTGACTGTTAACATGCTCGCAAAGCGACCATGATATTCTATAGATTCGTCACTCACGTAGCTTAAACCCATTCCTTTGGAACTTGTCTGAAAGGGTCTCGGTAGTTCGTACTTGTCGAGGATACGCGAGTCTACTTTGGTAATGTATTTCGTGACGTAGTTGATTGAGGCCGGAGTAACTGTGCCTTCGTAGATATGTCCGAATTTCCATGTGTTTCTTAGATTTAATATTACTTGTTTTGGTACGTTGAATATGATCATATGGTAGTGCGCTCTGAGGGATTCTTCGCCGTACTCACCAACCGCGAGATATCGGATTGGTGGATAGTATTGCTCACCTTGAGCTTTATTGAGTTTTGCGCTTTCCCAACGTACTCGTTTTATGAATTTTTGTAGATCCGGTTTATGAAGAACCGTCCATCCAAGGTCGTTTCGAGGAATATGCTCGTCAGCATAGGTAAGAGTTAAGAAATGTGCTGATATGCAGCATTTCATTTCCTGTTGCATTCTGAACCGCCAGTCCTGGGCGTGATTTACGCGACATGGCATGCAATTTCCGCAGGGGACAGTAATCATATCCCCATTGGAATTGCGTAAGTTGGATAGATTCAAGCACTGCATTTATAGTCTTGTGCCTCCGCGTGAATTAATGGAGAACCTGGGGCGTTTCGTTCTGCGCCTTTTTGATACGGGTCTCCTTGATTTGAATCGTCTTCGCGACGGTGTACCTCTTCTTCTGCTTCGTCTCATGATTTTGATTTTAGTATGGATTTACTGATTGACTGAACGCGCGATTTGCGCGATTGTTGTAATTAAAGCCTTTTGGCTTAGAGGGTTTACGGAGTTTCGGTGCCGTTTGTTTCATGAATTTGCCCGAACGTCCGAGTTTAGATACGCCGACAGCGCCTAGGCCTGTTTTAACGGCGTTATTGAGCATACCAAATCCCCTTTCAAAGGGATACCAATGGTACTTACGCATTTGCATAAGTTGGTTTGCGTGTGTTAAGGCGATCTGATTGTCTAGCAGATTCTTCTTTTTGGCCGCGAGATCATTGATATTTTGTAGCGCGTCCTGTTGCATCCACATCTTGTGGTGCATAGGTGCAAATGAATATTTGCCTGGGTTGAGATTACTCTTCGCTCCTATTGGTGTTTTAGGATCTCTCGCTCCTTGCCAAAATGCAAGTTGAGCGTTCTTCATTTCGGTATCTATTGATCTCAGAGTAGTGTTGACCTCCGCTAGATCGGTCATCTGATTGGTGTTTTTTGTTTGTGCTTCTGTATTCTTAATGTTGGCATATTGGCCAAGCATAGGAAGCACTTGCGGTGTCGGTACTTTTGTCTGCCTTAGTCCGGCAGTTACCTGTTGTTGTTTGGGCATAGCGGTAGCGTTACCCGCATTACCGCGCCCATAGATTAGGTTTGGATTTAGTCCCGCTTCTCGGAAGCGTTGCATTTGAGCTTTAGGTGAATTATACAGATTTTGAGTGTGCCACATTTGAAGATCCTTACCGTACGCGTAATTTGCTAATTCGAGATTAGCATCTTTTTGCAGTCGTATGTTCCGCTTTTGGAACAAGTTTCCTACGACGCCTCCGGCTAGGTCTATTCCTCCTTGTAGTGCTATTTGTCCTCCTGGTCCCATGGTGGTAAATATTTTATTTTTGAGTAAAGTTACGTTCTTTTTTCGTGGTTACTGTCATCTGTCCTGTATATCATCAAGTAAGGATATACAGGGAGATGAGCTTTTAATCATCGGGCTGAGGTTCGTTATCTTCGTTTTTAGCGGCTTTTGACTCATTGGTAGCCTTGACCCCCTTTTGGTCCTTCGTCGTGCCTAGATCGTCCTCTTTGGGGGTCCTGTGCTTAAGTTTGTCTTTAGCCTCTTGTATGGTGTCGTGTGCGAACTCAGCGATGTTGTGTATGTCGGAGATGTCGAGATCTCCGTCATTAGTGTAGAGATCGAAGTCGTCATTGTTGACGTACTTCTCATCGTGGATCCTCACCAGGGATTGGAGGGGAACGCCAGCATTAGCTCTGTCGAGTAGTTCCTGGATAGTGAATGCTTCGCCTGGAACGGTAAGGGATTCCTGGGTGAATATCTTGCCAGGTTTGCAAGTATATGTGTGTTGCGTTAGATACGCAGGCTTTTTTGATTTTTTCATGTTGTTGTTTTTATTGTTCGTTATAGCTTCACCAAAATAACATGGTGCAGTAGCTCCATTTATTTGTGGCGAGGCATCCTTCCGGATCTCCGGTGTGCGTCGTGTTGAAGAAACACTCCTGCCCTGTGACCGTAAGGCAACAGAGAAAGAGTGTTTAGTGTAAGAAGTTGCTGTGTAAGTCACTGAGCAACTAGAGAGTGGGTATGTTAACAGCAGGGATAGGCCTAACTGCTTTAACGTTATGATAGATCTGCACATAGAATTTATCTAATCCCTCCTCGGTTACCGCGAATATATCATCACGCGGGTCACATTGTATGAATTCCTCGGAGAGGGTTGGTGTGTTCGCGAACTGTCTTCCGAGATGCCAAAAGGATAGGTTATCCCTGAAATTGCCTGCTACGCGAGAGGGCATATATTTCATATCGGCATACCTGGATTGATAGCCGAAGGTAGCTTGTGAATCGGCAACTGATCCGGCATAGTCCATGTTAAGTTCGCTGTTGAAGACTGGCTGTTCGCCAAGTTGCGCAAATTCCGGCCAATAAATGTCGAATTTATTGTCCTTAGTGAATGTGCGGTGGAGGCCATTCTGATACTGAGTCCTGGGCATGATCGTCATTACGCCGATCACGTAGCCATGTTCGGTGAATTTACCCTTGAAACCATGTGCGCCCATTGAGATACCATGTCCGGCCATGTTTCCTTGTGGTGATGGTGGTACGTTGACGTGAGGTTCTTCCCCGTCAACTATGGTAGCTGATTGCTGAAGAACCTCGGATACTGTTATTGGTTGTTTGGATCCACCGAGGTAGATTGGACGTTGAGCGGTGTAGTCAGGTACTCGTACGCCGAAGTGTGCAAGGATGGATTCCACATAGCGGGATCCTGCACGAGCATTCCGCTCTAACCATTGTTGGAGTTTGACGGCGGTACGAAGTTCATTGACGTCTATTCCTGTAGAGTCGGGGTCTAGGTTTTCGATAATAGCAGCTCCGTCTGTTCCTCCAGCGTCTGGACTTTCCTGAAGTACTCCTGCTGCATTGACGATTATATTTCCTGCTTCATTGATTGGAGTGCCTGCACCATCAGTTACGGTGTTAGGTGATAAGTAATCGAACTCAATAGGAGCTGTTACAGGGTTGCCTTTTTGTGCCCAGGGCAAGGCACTAGTAAAGTAGTCCTTTTCCCAATTTCGTGTCCGAATTGTTAGGAGCTGGCCATTCTCTGTTTCGGAGGGTAGTTCATCTCCATGAGAGTAGTTTACTTTGCTTTGTAGGTTCTGATCGCGGTAATATTCGTTGAATATTTCTTGATAACCGCGAAAGGGAAGAGCATTGTAGTAGCGTGTTTCTGCCGTTTGCGTTGCATCCGGAATCGGAGGGACACCCATATAGTCGGATAATGTACCTGGTTTGAATAAGTGTCCGTTGTTGGTTTGTAGGAAGACTTTTGGAATTGACGAATTGTTCTGTCCGTCTTCCCCTCCGGTTATGAAGTCCTTCCATCCGTCCCAAACTATTCGGTTTGGAACGAAGAAGTAGTCTGTTTTGACGTTAATGCGGTGCATTACCGGAGCGAGCATTGGGGCCATTCTTGCGATAATCTCGCTAGAGACCTTAAAAGAGTCGCCAGGAATAATTTCCTGTAGATACATTGGCGTGATTTTGGCCCAATTCATTGATTGTTTCACCTCATGCGAGAGGTTGAATGCTGATTTCTTTGGTCGGCGGGTATTCGCCTGTGTGAAAATACTCATAGCTTCGATTTTTTCTTGTAAGATAGTGATTTGTTTATATTGTCGCGGTGTAATTTATCAGCCGCGATATGTTCCT